GTTCCTTGAAGATGAGTTCCTGAGTCGTTTCTTGGTCAACTTGACTATCCAACTGGTCAAAGGCACTTTTAGCATCAGAATAGGAAAACCCCTTGTTGGTCAGATTTTGGATTATCTTATCCTGCAAAGCACGAGCTGGAAGTTTTCCTTCATATTTTTTCAATAGTTTATTAGCTACGCGTTGAGCAACTTCAGAAAAATCAAATTCTTTCAAGTTCTCTTCTATAGTAGATTTTGAAATTCCCTTTTGTGTTAGTTTCTGAGTCAGTACATAAGGCCCCTTGTCTCCTGAAAGTTGATTGGCATTGATGATAGTATAAGCGTACTGGCTATCATTAATCCACTTATCTTCTTTAAGATTAGCAATGACTTGAGAAACTATTTTTGCATCAATATCATATTTTTTTAGATATTCACTGACCTCTTTTTCAGTACGTGCTTTAAATGATAAGTGGTAGAGGGCTAGATTCTTACCATAAGAAAATTTGGCAAAGTCCTGAATCTCTTTCAATTCTTCTTGGCTTATCACCTTATCTCTAGATAACATAAAACGAACAATTGTGTCTTCAGTGATGTAGCATTTGTCGCCATTATCAAGCTCCATCAGATAGAGACTTTTTTTCTTTTCAAGTTTTGTGATTTTCATAGTTCTATTATAACTCAAAATGTGAGAAAAAGCTGAAACCCCTTGATATAGCCGTTTTTTGTCCCTTAATGATGAATTTTAAGAACTTTTTAGGAACTTTGTAGATTCTCAATGGCTTTTTCATAAAAGGAAGTCGCCTTTTTCTTATTGTCTTTGGATAGGTGACTATAGATGTCCATAGTCATTGAAATTTTAGAATGGCCTAGCCGTGTTTGGATTTCTTTATAAGGCAGGCCAGCATTAAGCAATAGACTAGCGTGGGTGTGTCGGAAAGCGTGGAAACTTAAACGAGGACATCCAGCCAGTTTTAAATGCTTTTCTAGTCTGAATCTGAGCGCTCCAGCTTCTCTATAGTTATCAAAGGTATCAGAGAACACTTTTTCAAAAGTTACCCCTATTTCCCTACCTATTTGGGATTGTCTTGCTTTATAGAGCCGAAGCATGAGTACCGTTTTGGTATCCAGTGCTATTTCTCTAATGCTACTTTTACTTTTAGGGCTAGTGATTTCCTTGAGGGTGTTCAAAGTCTTGGTAACTGAAATACTACCGTTTTGTAGGTCAATATCAGACCATTTCAAGGCTAGACACTCACGAATACGCAAACCAGTCGCTAGAAGTGTCTTATATAACACCGTATCAGAGAAATTTTTGTAAGTGTTTGGCAACTGATCCAGATAATCTAAGAATTTTTTCAAATTGTCGTCATCCAGATATTTCAGTTTTTGCCCTTCTTTGGGTTTGCGCCGTGGGACGATGATATCACTAGCTGGGTTTGAAGCAATGACTTGCAAGGAAACGGCATAGGATAATATGCGTTTATTTAAGGCATGAAGCTGGTTATATTGCTGATAACCTTTTCCTAGTTGATTGTAATCTATTGCCCACTGGTTTACCTGGTGCTGAATGATTGGGGGCGTTAGTTTATCTAGTTTGTAGTCTCCAAAGGCTGGTAGGAGATACTTTTTTATGTTGTTTTTTGCCCCTATAAGGGTGCTATGTTTGACTGTATGGCAATAATTTTCTAGCCAGAGGTTCGTCAATTCCTGATAGGTGGTAACATTAACGGTTTTTGTGACTGTTGAGCCGTTTTTTTCAAACTCTACCTTGGCTTGGATAGCCTTGCTTTTGAGTCTGTTCTTAGTTCTGTCTGAAATAGTAGTCTTGACTTTCTTACCTGTTACGGTATCGATACCAAGATAAACGCTGGAACGGTAAACTACTGTTCCATCTTTCTTTTTGTACTCTGTAATCTTCATGGTTTAACTCCTTTTTCCATCAGCAGGCAAGCAATTAGAAAAGGTTTTGAGTTTATACCATGCGAGGAGCTACGAGAATGCCCCTATTTTCGATTTTAAGCAGTCAGACGGTAAATTGTACCAGAATAGGAAACAAGGCGGATATGGGGCTGATATGAGGGTTTTAAAAAGCCCCAGTATTTCAAGAGTTTTATTTAGAAAATAAAAAGGAAGTAACAACTAAGCTACTTCCCTGGAGCGCTGAGGCTCAAAGTTTAAAAAATATGAGGGTAAACCTCTAAGTAACTTAATTATAGATTAAATTTTAATAGCTGTCAATCTTTTAGGTAAAGTTCTTTTAATTTTGTATCAATTCTATCTAGGGTGTCATTGTTTACTTTCAATTTTCCGCAAGGATCCAATTCGTTTATGTAAATGATTCTGTCTTTACTAATCGTTTTTATCTGGTCACATTTTGCGTAGGAAATTTTATTAAATCGTTGATAATGGTTAGCAAGATCTTTTAATTTTTTAGTAGTGTTTTCCACCTTTTCCATCCCTACACCGTTGTCATAGATTTCTTTAGCTGATTCTGAATTGTAAACATCTCCGTATTGAATCAAAAGTTCCTGATAGATTTCTTCTGCACTCCCTAAATCAAAAGGAGTAATTTCTGTAAGTGCATAGTGAATGATTGAAAAATAATCAAAACCAATTTTGTCAAGAATAGGTAGTAAGAATCTTTTGGATTTTTGTTGTATAACTTCGTCAATCATAACAGAAAACTTTTTTTCTTTTGAACTGATTGGAAGTACAGTCAGATTTCTTGATTTTGGAGAATCATTTTTATTTAGGACAACGGCCCAGTGTCTATTTGATAATTCAGAACCAATATTGATTCCAAAATCTACAAAAATTAAGGAACCTCGTTTGAAACTGTGATAGGATTTTTTACAATGATTTACCTCTTCCAAAAATAAATTTGATTCTTTATCTAGCCAATTTGGTAAAAAATCAAACTTATTGTTTCTTCTATTTGATTGTGATATTGAGTAAATTTGTTCAAAATTTTTAGCTGATTGTAATATTTTCTTATTTTTGATATCCATTATTCTTCCACCTTTCTTAAATTTCCCCTGTTTTTGCACAATAGACCGTAGAAATAGGGTTGCTATTGGCGAATATAGGGGATTTTTTAATTTACGATGAGTTCTCCAATAGGGATAAAATCTTTTTGTTTTGAAGATTTTGCGATTAAGTCGTATTGATCAGCAGATTTTTCATACCCAAGGGAAAGAGTAGTATTGTCGTCTGGTAATTTTTTAGCAAACTCAGATATAGACATCCGAAATACGGTAATTGCATTTTGCTGATTAGTTGTAGCAGAATTTGAATTGATTGCGTCCATAGTCTCTTTTGCGCTATCTTTAGCCGTTCCAGTTAGCAAAATCATGATTGTATCATGCGGTTCGGATGAATCTGAATCGATTACGTTATTTTGAATTTTAACGCTTATTGCTCCAGTTGATTCAGGATCTAATTTTGATTTGATTTCAGAAATTAGATTATCGTATTTACTGTTATCTACTTTGGCTTTTGTGTTTGTTGAAGTAGTGTTTTTTTGCTCCGTTTTTGGTTGCTCTGAGCTATCTTTAGTAGTTGATTGATTGTTAGAGCAAGCTACTAGAACGGTAGCAGAAAGTAAAATAGCTGATGTGCTTAGTAATTTTTTCATAAGTAGCCTCCTATATGCTGATGTTTTTCTGATAAAAGATTTAGTGGGATATTCCATCTTTTTTACAATAGACCTATGGGATAGAGTAGCTATTGGCGGATATGGAGCTTATATAGTGATTATAGATTTTATATTAGTCATCATAATCTTTATGAAGAACAGGATTATCAGCTAATGAGGAAATTATTGTACTAATAGCTTCCCTTTCTTTATTGTCTAGTGTTAAAAAATCAATAATAGTAATTTTAGTCTTATCAGGAAAGGTCATTAGACCCGCAAGAAATCTTCCGATATTTGAATCAGCATAGTCTTGCATTCCTTTTAACATAAGATCTTTTTTTTCTTGATTCCAATTTTTAAATTCTTCTTTAGCAAATCTTCTATGTCCATAATAGTCTGTGATTTCTCTAAGGTTTTCTATTACGGTATCCCTTACTTTTTCACCACGAGTTAGCGCCAACAAACCATATCCTGCGAAATCTACTGGGGATTCCATGTTATCACTATATTTCTCTAGAGTAGAGGTTAGGTAGGTTGTTCTTCTTTCGTCTTCCCCTAAAAGATATCCAACATTTACCCCGAAATATTCTGCAAGTAGTAGAGCAGGTTTTGATTTGATTTCATTATTTGGATTTTCCCAATTTTGATAAGTTCGTAAAGTAATATCCAAACCTAGTTCTTTTTTTATAATATCTTCGTAAAATTCTTTTTGGGAGAATCCTTTTTCTATTCTAAGTTTTTTTAGATTATTTTTAGGTGTTTGTTTTTCCATTAGTTATCCTCTTATACGTTTATCTAAAGTATAACATAGTAGAGAGAAAAAATAAAATCATAGACGAAAAAAATTTCATTTATCGCTTGACAACGAAAATAAATTCGTTTATAATTCAAAGTGTGATGAAAAAACTTTCGTCTAAATCAAGATTTTTTAGAAAGGAGTGAGTTGATAATGTTATTAACAATAGAACATGCAAAAAAAGTTCGTCGAAAACGAGGGGAGCTTCAGCTTGGAAAAGTTCAGTTAGCCAAGAAACTAAAAATTACACCTCCTACTCTAGCAAAAATTGAAGCTGGCAACTACGATGCACCTAAGCGCATTTACGAAAGTGTGATAGAGTGGCTTTTAGAAGATTATTAGAAAGGAGCGAACTAATCGCAATAATACTCTACATTTACAGATTTCTCATGTGGTGCTTTACTACTGGGGATTGATAAACGGATCTAGCTAAATATTCGTTAGTGTAATTTGCTTGCTACCTATAGCAGTATCAAGGGTTTGTAGGGGTTTATTCTCTCCTAAATTTTCCCTACCTCAATGATTTACTTTGGTACTGTTTTAGGTG